ACGGCCTGGGCCGATGCCTATGAAGACGCCGCGAAGAAATGGCTGGAATCGGAGTTCAGCCCCTCGACGCTGACGCCCGAACAGCAAATGGAGGAGCTCAAGTGGTTCATCAAGGCGGCCGAGCCATTCCGCGGCATGGAAATCAACGTGGCGTCGGAAACCATCACCACCCACGAATACGAAGCCAAGACGCTGGCTCGCGCCTTCAGCGAGATCACCGGTATTCGCCTGCGGCACGACCTGATGCAGGAAGGTGACGTGGTCGAGAAGCTGCAGACGCAGATGCAGTCTGGCAAGAACATCTACGACGGTTACATCAACGACTCCGACCTGATCGGCACCCACTTCCGCTACGGCAAGGCGGTCGCCATCAGCGACATGATCGAGAACGAGGCCAAGGATTACACCTTGCCGACGCTGGATCTTGATGACTTCATCGGTATTTCCTTCACCACCGGGCCGGACGGCAAGATCTATCAGCTGCCGGTGCAGCAGTTCGCCAACCTCTACTGGTTTCGCGCCGACTGGTTCGAGCGCCCGGAGCTGAAGAAGCAGTTCCAGGAGATCTATGGCTATGAGCTGGGTGTGCCGGTCAACTGGTCGGCCTATGAAGACATCGCCGAGTTCTTCAGCAAGCACGTCAAGGAAATCGACGGTCAGCGCGTCTATGGCCACATGGATTACGGCAAGAAGGATCCGTCCCTCGGCTGGCGCTTCACCGATGCCTGGTTCTCCATGGCCGGTGCCGGCGACAAGGGCCTCCCCAATGGCTTGCCGGTGGATGAGTGGGGTATTCGGGTGGAGGACTGCCACCCGGTCGGCTCCAGTGTCACCCGTGGTGGTGCGACCAACGGCCCTGCCGCGGTCTTCGCGACGCAGAAATACGTCGACTGGATGCGCGAATACGCTCCGCGGGAAGCCCAGGGCATGACCTTTTCCGAATCCGGCCCGGTTCCGGCCCAGGGCCACATCGCCCAGCAGATCTTCTGGTACACCGCCTTTACCGCGGACATGACCAAGCCGGGCCTGGCAGTCGTCAACGAGGACGGCACGCCGAAGTGGCGCATGGCGCCGTCACCCAAGGGACCATACTGGGAGGAGGGCATGAAGCTGGGCTACCAGGATGCCGGTGCCTGGACCTTCCTGGTGTCGACGCCCGAGAAACGCCGCCTCGCCGCCTGGTTGTATGCGCAGTTCACGGTATCGAAGACCGTATCGCTGAAGAAGACCCTGGTGGGGCTGACCCCGATTCGCGAGTCGGATATCGAGTCCGACGCCATGACCGAAGCGGCGCCGAAACTGGGCGGTCTGGTGGAGTTCTACCGCAGTCCGGCGCGTACCCAATGGACGCCGACCGGCACCAACGTGCCCGACTATCCGCGCCTGGCACAGCTCTGGTGGCAGTACATCGCCGAAGCGGCCAGTGGCGACAAGACACCCCAGGAGGCGCTCGACGGGCTGGCGCAAGCCCAGGACACCATGATGGCGCGGCTGGAGCGGGGCAAGGTACAGCCCAAGTGCGGCCCCAAGCTCAACGAACCGCGCGATGCCGAGTACTGGCTGAGCCAGCCGGGCGCACCGAAACCGAAACTGGAGAACGAGAAGCCGCAAGGGCAGACGGTCAGCTACGACGAGCTGATCAAATCCTGGGAACAGGAACGCAACTAACTAGATAGCAGAACGGCAGATAGCAGAACGGCACCTTCGGGTGCCGTTCTGCTGATGCGTCATGCGTGCAGGTGCTCTGCCGCATGCAAGGTGTTTTCCAGCAGACAGGCCCGGGTCATGGGACCAACGCCGCCGGGAACCGGAGTGATCCAGCCAGCTCGCTGTGCAGCCGGTTCGAACTCTACGTCGCCAACCAGCTTGCCATCGGCCTGACGGCTGATGCCGACGTCGATGACGATGGCGCCTTCCTTGATCCATTCGCCCTTCACCAGCCCCACGATGCCGGTGGCGACCACCACCAGGTCGGCACGCTTGACGTGCTCGGCCAGATCATGGGTGAAGCGGTGGGTCACAGTGGTGGTGCAGCCCGCCAATAGCAACTCCAGCGCCATCGGCCGACCGACGATATTCGATGCACCGACGACCACCGCATTGAGTCCATGCAGATCGACGCCGGTGCTTTCCAGCAGCGCCATGATGCCCTTGGGCGTGCAGGGGCGCAGCAGCGGCATGCGCTGGGCGAGACGACCGATGTTGTAGGGATGGAAGCCATCGACGTCCTTGTCCGGACGGATGCGCTCGAGCAACAGCGAGGCGTCCAGATGCTTGGGCAGCGGCAACTGAACCAGGATGCCGTCGATGGTGGGGTCATCGTTGAGCTGATCGATCAGCGCCAACAACTCTTCCTGGCTGGTTTCGGCGGGAAGATCGTGGGCCTTCGAATGAAACCCGACTTCCTCGCAGTCCTTGCGCTTGTGCGCCACATAAACCTGGGACGCCGGGTCCATGCCCACCAGAATCACTGCCAGGCCCGGAATCCTCAGCCCTTGATTGCAGCGCTCGGCAACCCGCGCGGCAATCTGCTGGCGAATGTTGGCTGCGATCGTTTTACCGTCGATCAGTTTTGCGGTCATGACGCTTGGTTAACCATCGGAAAGGATTTAAAAAGGAGCGGCATTCTCGCACGTCGAGGCGATGCGGCAAAGGCAGGGCGGTGCGGCGCCTGTAACTCCTTTATCTAACTGAAATTTTTTGCGTTTTGGTGTTGACGACCCAGGGCGGCCTCTATAACATGCGCCCCGCTTGTCGAGCACAGCCTGCTGCTGGGTAAGACGGCTTTTGAAGAGGTTGTTCAATTGCCGGAGCTTGAAGTCTGCGCTCTGAATGGAATGCAGCTAAAAGCGCCCGTAGCTCAGTTGGATAGAGCATCCGCCTTCTAAGCGGATGGTCGCAGGTTCGAATCCTGCCGGGTGCGCCATTCATTTGGTCTCTGGCACAAGCAATGCAATATGGTGGGCGTAGCTCAGTTGGTAGAGCACAGGATTGTGGCTCCTGCGGTCGTGGGTTCGAGCCCCATCGTCCACCCCATATTCCGAAGCGCCAGGCACTGCCTGGCGTTTTCGTTTGAAGCGTTTGCGGACGTGGTGAAATTGGTAGACACACCAGATTTAGGTTCTGGCGCCGCAAGGTGTGAGAGTTCGAGTCTCTCCGTCCGCACCATGTAACACGCTGAAAGCCCCGGAATCCGGGGCTTTCGCGTTTCTGGGGCAAGCTGAAAGAGCGCGAGTTTGATCCCAGCGTGTTCCCATGAATAAGCGAGTGAGCGCTGGAAAACCCACCCATACGCGGGATGGCCGCGATTTTGGTTGACCCATCGAAAACGGGTAATTTAGGTAATCCGGATTCTGAAATGCCAGAAAGCCTTTTAAAATCAAGGCGTTGAGGTGTTTTGTTAAAAGTAATAATAGGGTGATAAATTGGTAATCGAATTACCTAAATTAGTGGTCAGCTGTCAGAAAACCCGAACCCTTTAAAATCAAGCACTTACAAAAAAATTACCTTTTGCCTTACCTAAAATTACCTTTCGAGGTAATCGCTCAAGCCCAGTAAATACGCGGCCTCCAGCCGTGAAAATCTTCCCCCTTACCAAAATTACCCATTTCAGAAATCGGTTTTGATTTCTGAGGCCGTATGCGCGCGCCTGTTAAGCGCTCCCGCGCAGGGTTCCGCAGGTATTTCTCGCCTCATGATCGCCTCGCCAGCGCAGGCGCTGGGCCGCCTAGCGCCATGTGCAGGGCTGCAGTGAAAGCGACCTACTTAGCCCGCAGGTGAGGTGGGGGGACAACGGCGCGCGCTGGGTGCTGGATGGGTCTGGGTAGGGTGGCCACCTGGTCGGGGCCGGCTGTCGGCGGCTTGGCTGAGCCTGGGCAGTGGGTCAGCGGACTGATGGGCGTGTAAGGGAGCTGGGTCGGCTGAAACCCGCATGAATACTGGGTTTGCTGGCCATTTAAGATGGACTTGGAGAGCCGGTTTTGCTATTGTTTGCTGGGGCCTTGCTTGCTATTGGGGCGGCTAAAGGTGCCCCGCGCAGACACAAAAAAACCGCCCGAAGGCGGCTTTTGTTCAGCAAGTAGCTAAGATTTCCGGGTAGCTCTGCTGGTCAGTTCCGGGAGGGCAGCTCGAACGGCCGGAACCTGATTACCTCATCCCCCACCCACTCGTTCACCTGAGCCAACCTTGCCTGAATCGGCTCCAGCTCGTTGACGGCCCACACCTCGGCGGCCTCGCGCAGCGAGCCGAAGCCGCCGGCGTTCTGCGGGACGATTCCCATCAGCTGAGGCGGGATCCGCAGCGCGGCGAGTAGATCGTCGCGGCTGATGTTCTTGATCGAGCCGAACTCATCCTTGGCCGCCACCTCGCTCACTGGCAGCAGCTGGATGCCGTCCTTCTTGCCGCCCGGCGCGTACATGAACAGGTTGCGGAAGTTGCCCGGCCCCTTGGCTGATTTCAATGCGGTGCGCAGCGCGTCGACGTCCTCTTCCTTCTGCGCCGCATCGGTCATGTACATGATGAAACCGGCGTGCGAGCCGTTCTGGTAGTAGCGCCGGCGGAAGAGGGTGGCGGACTCGTTGAGCAGCGCTGACTGCAGGGCCGACAACCACTCCGGCAATCCGTACACCTCCTGGTTGATATCCGCCTCGCGCAGGTGGCAGATCGTGCCTGGCGCGAATTCGTGCTCGTCCTTCCAGCCGCGCACCTGGTAGTAGGTTTCCAGATCCGCGCCCCGGCGCATGTACTTGGCCAGCGTCGGTTGCAGGCTCAGCGGCTGGCCGAGCATGTTCCGCCGCCGCTCCAGGTAGGCATTGCCGCACCACAACCAATCCAGCGCGAACTGGCCGAACGCCTGACGACTCAGCAGCTTGTGCGGGATGAAGGTTCGCTCGAGCATGTTGCGCTTGAAGTTGAGCCCGCTCTGCAGAAACACGCTGGCCCTAGTCGACTTCGCCAGCCCGTCCAACGACAGCGGCGGCTCGTACCAGCGGCCATTCAGCCAGCATTCGAGGTAGTCCAGGATCTCACGGCCATCAAGCACCGGCGTCGGGTCGCCGAAGGTGAAGGCCTCAATGCCTTGTGCAGGCGCGGCAGCAATGTCGGTGCTCATCAGTACATCTCCATAAAGCTGGTGTTCTGGGCGGTCATGCCCTCAAGCGGTTCGTTGTGCAGGGCATGGAACAGCGCCCACGCGAGATCCGCGTGGCCGGTTTCATCGGTGCGCCCGGCGGTGTAGGTCATCTGCCGGCCGCTAGCGGTGGTGGTCTTGCGGATGGCCATCAGCGAGGAAGCGAGGTCGGTCCAGCCGGCGTCGAATTCCAGCCGGCCCTTGTGAATCACGTCGTAGGCCTTGAGCACCAGGCGAGTCTTCACCTCCGGCGAGTAGCTGAACGTGGTCAGGTTCGGGAAGAACTGCTTCACCAACTGCGCCACGCCCGAGCCCATGCCCGTCATGTCGATGCCGATGTAGGTCACCCAATAGCGCAGCGTCACCCGGCGGATCGCCTCGGCCTGGGCGGCGAAATCCATCCCACGGAACTGGTGCCGCTCCAGCACCCGGAACTTGCCGCCCGGTACCAGCGGCGGTGCCACCACCACCAGGCCGGCACTGTCGCCGGTTTCGGCCGGGTCGTAGCCCACCCATACCTGGCGATCACCGAAGGGCCGGTCGGCGAACGGCTTGTAGTCCTCGTCCCACTCGATCCAGCTGTCCACCATGCAGGGCTGCAGCACCGTGAGCGGGAAGATGGAAGCGCCGTCATCGACAAACTGGCACATCAGCAGGTTCGCGTAGGCGTCCGCGCTGTATTCCAGGCGCAGCTCCTCGATATCGAACAGGTCGCAGCCGCGCGCCTCGGCATCCAGGATGGTGACGATCTGCCGCCAGATCCGGTCCTCGCACAGGCGCCCCTGCTGCAGCGCGTCATGCGATACGTCGATGCTGATCCGCTGCGCCGCCGGCTTGCCCTTGTTGAACCGCTCACCCGTCCAGAACGAATAGGCCTCATGGGCCATGGAAGAGGGCGTCGAGAAATAGGTGCGGCGGTATTGCTTCTGCATCGCCATGCCGCTGGCGACCTTGTTCAGCTCGTTGAACTTGAAGGTCCAGAAGAATTCGTCGAAGTAAAAGTTGCCGTGGTAGCCCTGGGCCGTCCGCGCGTTGGTACCGAGGAAGTGCAGCTCGGCGCCGTTGGCCAGGATGATCGGGTCGCCGGTCAGCTCGACCTGGCACACCTCGCGGGCGAACGCCTGGATATACGCCTTGAAAATATGCGCCTGGTTCTTCGAGGCACTGAGGAAGATCTGGTTGCGGCCGGTGATCAGCGCATCGAGCAATGCCTCCCGGGCGAAGTAGTAGGTCGCGCCAATCTGCCGGCTCTTGAGAATCGCGCGCGTGCGCTGATTGCCCGCCCGGTACCAATCCAGCTGATAGCCGAAACAGCCATCGCGGAAGGCCTCCTCGAGCTGCTCGACATGCTCCTCGGCGAACTCGTTGCGCTTCGGCGCCTTCTTCGGCCCTTCGTTGCGCTTGGCCAGGTTCGGGTTAAGGTCCGTTTCGGTACCGCCGCCCTTGAACCGCTCGATCCGCGCCTGCCGCTCCAACTGCCGGTGCAGCAGATCGATTTCCTTGAAGTCGCCGCCGCTCTTGCCGTCCTTCAGGATCAGCTGCACCAGCCGCGCCTCCAGGGCACCGCCGATGCGCTCGACGTTGTCCGCGCGGTCCCACTCGTCGCGGGTTTTCCAGCTGTGGACGGTCTTTTCCTTCTCGCCCAGGTAGTCGGCGATGTCCGTGATGCGCCAGCCCGTCCAGTACAAAAACTTAGCCTGGCGGCGGTTATCACGTTGGGCGGGGAGTTCGGCGGCTGCGTTCATGGCGCAGATGGTGTCGCCCGCGCGCGTAGCCTGTTAGCGCGGCGCCCTGTACCTGGCTTGCATACACGGCTGGCTGATTGCCCCTATAGCGCTCGCTGCCGACCATGCCCTCAACGCAATGGCCCCGCCACCGCATTGAGGACAAGCCCCCATGAAGAAATTCCGCTCCAAGTGGTTCCGAGTCGCCATCGAAGGCGCTACCACGGACGGCCGCACCATCGAACGCCAATGGATCGACGAAATGGCCGCCACGTACGACCGCGCGAAGTACGGCGCTCGTGTGTGGATGGAGCACATCCGCGGCGTACTGCCGGATTCGCCCTTCCGTGCCTACGGCGATGTGCTTGCCCTGAAAGCCGAAGATGTGCAGATCGACGGCAAAACGGTGCGCGGTCTATACGCCCAGATCGAGCCCACCGACGACCTGGTCACCATGGTCAACAAGCTCAAGCAGAAGATCTTCACCAGCATCGAAGTGCGGGAGAAGTTCGCGGCCACTGGCAAGGCCTACTTCATGGGCCTGGGCGTCACCGACACCCCGGCGAGCCTGGGCACTGAAATGCTCACCTTCGCCGCCAAGAACCCCGACGCCAGCCCGCTCAAGGCACGCAAGCAAGACCCTTCCGACCTGTTCACCGTATGCGAAGAGGTCGAGCTCGAATTCGAAGAAATCACCGAAGAGCCCAGCAAGACCGACGGCCTGTTCACCCGCGTGATGGGCATCCTCGGCAAGGTCAAGGATAAGTCGGTCAAGGATGACGCCCAGTTCTCCGAGCTGACTGATGCCGTCGAAGCGCTTGCGACTCATGCGAAAGAGCAGGGTGAGGCATTCACCGCCGAGGTTTCCGCCCGCAGCGAGCTGGTAAGCCAGGTTGCACAACTCACTACCGACTTCAACAGCCTGCTCAAGCGACTGGAAGAAACCCCCGATCACAAACATCGCCAGCGCCCGCCGGTAGGTGGCGGTGATCCCGCTGCACTCACTGATTGCTGATCCATTGACGGCCACGCCATAGCCACGGAACACCGGAGAATTCAATGCGCAACGATACCCGCCACCACTTCGACGCCTACCTGAGCCAGCTTGCCAAGCTCAGCGGCGTATCTGACGCAACCAAGACCTTTGCCGTCGACCCCACGGTCCAGCAGCGCCTGGAAACCCGCATGCAGGAATCCAGCGAGTTCCTCAGTCGCATCGGCATGATCGGCGTCGATGAGCTCAAGGGCGAAAAGGTCGGCCTTGGCGTCAGCAGCACCATTGCCGGGCGTACCGATACCACCGGTAACGGCGTGCGTATGCCGCGCGACGTTTCGGACCTGACCAAGGACGGCTACGAGTGCCGTCAGACCGACTTCGACACCGCCGTCCGCTACGCCCAGCTGGACGCCTGGGCCAAGTTTCCGGATTTCCAGGCTCGCTTGCGGGATGCGATCCTCAAGCGTCAGGCGCTCGACCGAATCATGATCGGCTTCAACGGAACCAGCGCCGCCGCTACCACCGACCGCGACGCCAATCCATTGCTGCAGGACGTCAACATCGGCTGGCTGCAGAAGTACCGCACCCACGCCCCGGCACGCGTGCTCAAGGATGGCAAGGTCGCCGGCAAGATCGTCATCGGCAGCGGCGAAACCGCCGACTACAACAACCTCGACGCCTTGGTGTTCGATGCCATCGCAAACCTGATCGATCCCTGGCACCGCAAGGATCCAGGCATCGTGGTGATCCTCGGCAGCAACCTGGTCCACGACAAGTACTTCCCATTGATCAACAAGGAACAGCCAGCTTCCGAGAAGCTTGCGACCGACATGATCATTTCCCAGAAGCGCATGGGTGGTAAGCAGCCGGTCGAAGTGCCCTACGTGCCGGACAGCGCCATGCTGATCACCAGCCTGGAAAACCTCGCCATCTACTGGCAGACCGGCGGCCGTCGTCGGCACGTCCAGGAGAACCCGAGCAAGAACCGTATCGAGAACTTCGAGTCCAGCAACGACGATTACGTCGTCGAGGACTACGGGCTCGGCTGCCTCGTCGAAAACATCGAACTGCTGGAGGCCTGACCACCATGGCACTGAGCCCGGCCAAGCGCCACTTCCAGCGAGTCACCGCAGCGGCAGCCGCAGCAGCGGTTGCTCCGGCCGAGTCCATGGCCGGGGCCACCGCCTACGAACAACAACTGCTCCAACTCAACCAGGACCGGCTGCGCCTCAAGCAGGTGCAGTCGGAGCAGGGCAAGGCCGAGCTCAAGCGCCTGCTGATTCCAGCCTACGCGCCCTATATCGAAGGCGTGCTGTCCGCCGGCAACGGTGCCCAGGACGATGTGCTCACCACCCTGATGGTCTGGTGCATCGATGCCGGCGAGTTTGCCGACGCGCTGTCTATCGGTGCCTACGTGCTCAAGCACAACCTGAAGATGCCGGACCGCTTCGAGCGCACCACCGGCTGCCTGCTGGCCGAGGAGATCGCCAACGCGGCGCTCAAGGTGCAGAAGGCCGATGGTGAGTTCCCGCTGTTCGTGCTTGAGCAGGCGCTGACCATCACCGGCCCGCACGACATGCCCGACCAGGTGCGCGCCAAGTTGCTGCTGGCTACCGGCAAGGCATTGCTCAGCAAGGTCGACGAGCAGCAGCTCGACGGCGAACTGCTGGAACAGGCCAAAGCGCATCTAGCCAAGGCCATCGATCTGCACGGCAGCTGCGGCGGCAAGAAGGATCTGGAGCGCGTCGTGCGCCTCCTGAAGAAACACGCGGAAAGCAAGCCAGCCGAGACCGGTACCGGCGAGCCACCGGTCGACGAGACCGCCAACCCCGACCAGGGCGAAGGCGATCAAACCGACCCAGGCGAGCAAGGCACCGATTCCGGTACCGCCACGCCCCCTGACACCGAGCAGCCGACGTCCGACCAGGACGAAAGCGAGCCGAGCGAAGAGGGCGCAGCGGCCACCGACCCCGGTACCGGCGAGCCACCCGCTAACTGAGCGTCCCCCACGCACTCGGCGGCTCGGGGCGGATCAACGGGTTTAATCCTTTTCCCTGTTGTGAAGCTCCGACCACCGCCGAACTAGGGCAAGAATTCATGAGCGCATTTATCGCAACCGGCGGCAGCACTGCGCCTTACCCGATCACCAACGATGGCTGGTTCCCCGACCTGGACGGCCAGCACATGCGCGAAGCGCTGCGCCTGGATGGCAGCGTCACCGATGCCCGTCTCGAAACCGCCGTCGTCAATGCCGTGATTGAGGTCAACCGCGAGCTCAAGACCTGGAAGGCGCAGCAGCTCGCCGCTGGCCACGCCAGCCTGGCCGACGTGCCAGCCGACCAGATCCAGGGCGAGACCGAGCTGCAGCACCTCTACCGCCGCGCGATCTACTCCAGCGCAGGCGCTGAACTGGCCGAGCGTTACCGCGACTACAGCGCCACCGGCGACGGTGCCGAGCGCGCCGATGCCCAGCTGCCCACCGCCGACGAATACCGCCGCGATGTCCGCTGGGCGCTCCGCAGCATCCTCGGCCGCGTCCATACCACCGTGGAGTTGATCTGATGGCAGCCCTGCGCGCCCAGCAGGGCGACACCCTCGACGCCCTCTGCTGGCGCCACTACGGGCGCACCGCCGGCGTGGTCGAGCAGGTGCTCGACGCCAACCCCGGCCTGGCCGACCTCGGCCCGGTAATCCCCCACGGCACCCTCGTCCAGCTGCCTGAACAGGCCGTACGTGCGGAGCAACGCCAAGTGGTGAACCTATGGGACTGATCATCAATGGACTCTGGAATGAAGCGCATGCCTGACCGACCAGAAACATGGGCCTGGCTTAGCGCCTGGCTCGAACACAACTGGCCCGCCATCTACGCCGGCCTGCTCGCCGCTGTCATGGGCGGCCTGCGCATCATCTACGGCGGCGGTACCTGGCGCCGGGTGATCCTCGAATCGCTGATGTGCGGCCTCGCCGCGCTCTCGGCCAGCCACGGCCTGGCCCTGTTTGGCATCCCGCTCAGCACCGCGCCATTTTTCGGCGGCGTCATCGGCCTGCTCGGCATCGAGTTCACGCGGGCCGTCGCCAAACGCCACTTCAATCGCAAGGCGGACCAGCTATGACCCAGCTCCTCAGCAACGGCTCGCGCGGCCTCGCCGTGCGCAACCTGCAGGCCGCGCTCAGGCTGGACGGCTACGCCATCGCGGTCGACGGCGACTTCGGCGACGAAACCGAGGCTGTGGTGCGCGCCTACCAGCGCCGCGTCGGCCTGGTGGACGATGGCGTCGCCGGCCCGAAAACCCAGGCCGCGCTCAAGGGCTTCGACACCTCGCGCTACCTCAAACGGCAGGACCTGCAGCAGGCCGCTGACCGTCTCGGCGTACCGCTGGCCAGCGTCATGGCCGTCAACCAGGTGGAAAGCAAAGGGGAGGGCTTCGCCGCCAATGGCCGCCCGGTGATCCTGTTCGAGCGCCATGTCATGCGCCGCCAGCTGTTGGCGCATGGCATGGATGAATTCAGTGTCGGCGCGCTGTCCGCAGCACGGCCCGGCCTGGTCAACATCCAGCCTGGCGGCTACATCGGCGGCACCGCCGAACACCAGCGCCTGGCCCAGGCCCAGCAGATCCACAACGACGCCGCGCTGGAATCCGCCAGCTGGGGCCTGTTTCAGATCATGGGCTACCACTGGCAGCGCCTCGGCTACATGGATGCCCAGCACTTCGCCGACACCATGGCCCTCAGCGAAGCCGCCCAGCTGGACGCCTTCGTCACCTTCATCGAAACCGACCCAGCGCTGCACAAGGCGCTCAAAGCCCGCAACTGGAAACAATTCGCCCGGATCTACAACGGCCCGGCCTACGCCAAGAACCTCTACGACGTGAAGCTGGCCAGGGCCTACGCCCAGTTCGCCAGTGAGCAGGAGCAGGCGGCATGACCACCACCCGCCAACTCCTCTACGGCCTCGCCCTGGTCGCCGCGCTCTGCCTACTCATCTGGACGCAGCAACAGCGCATCACCAGTGCCGAGGCCCGCGCCGACCTCGCCAGCGAGCGCCTGCAAACCGCCAACGAGCGCCACACCCGCCAGGCACAGACCATCACCCGGCTCACGGGCGAGGTGGCCACCCAGCGGCTGGCCCAGCTCAGCCTGCAACAAACCACCGCTGGCGTGCGCCAGGAGCACGCCACCGACCAGGTACAGAAAAAGGAGCAACGCCGTGAAGACCCGCCCCATGCAAATTGGGCTGCTCAGCCTCTGCCTGCTGCTGCTCGTCGCCTGCACCAACGCCCCGCCATTACCGGAGCAGACGGTTACCGTCAGTGGCTGTCCGGTCGTCACGCGCTGCACGCTCAACCCAGCGGCGCCAGTCATTAACGGCGAGCTCAGCGACGACAGCGACTACCTCCTGAGCGCCTGGGCGGAATGCGCCGCCCAGGTAGACGCAGTGTTCGAGCACAACGAGCGGGGCGCCCAGCCATGAAAAAGCCCGAATCCTTGCGCGACCACCTGCAGGCCGCCATCCCCGAACTCAAGCGCAACCCCGACCGCCTGCTGGTGTTCGTCGACAACGGCAGCATGCGCAGCACCGCCGCGCCGGGCCTGTCGTTTGAATACAGCTACACCCTCAACCTGATCCTCACCGACTTCGCCGGCCACCCGGATGCCGTCGCCATCCCGCTGTTCGCCTGGGTGCTGGTCAACCAGCGCGAACTGATGGAGAACCTCGAGAAGGGCAGGGACACCATCAAGTTCGAGGCCGACATCCTCGACAACAGCAAGGTCGACCTCTCCATCACCCTGCCGTTGACCGAGCGCGTCATCGTCAAGCGCCTGGATGACGGCACCCTGCAAGTCAGCCACCCGGCCGAGCCGGTGGTCGATGACGAAACCTTCCTGGTACCGGCCATGCGCGTGGAAACCAGCGAGGGCGAACTCATCGCCGAATGGGGCGGCAATGGCTGACGACCTCCGCGCGCTGGAGGACTGGGCCGGCGCGCTCCTCAACCAGCTGCAGCCCAAGGAACGCCGCCAGGTCACCCAGACCATCGCCCGCGAGCTGCGTCGCCGCCAGCAGCAGCGCATCGGCGCGCAACGCAACCCCGACGGCACCCCCTACGCCCCACGCAAGCCCCGCCAGCCACTGCGCGCCAAGGCCGGCCGCATCAAACAGCGCAAGATGTTCGCCAAACTGCGCACCGCCCGTTACCTGCGCCTGCAGAGCGACGCCAGCAATATCGCCATCGGTTTTGCCGGCCGCGTGTCGCGCCTGGCTCGCGTTCACCAGTACGGCCTGCGGGACAAACCCGGCCGCAACTCGCCCGATATCCAGTACCAGCGCCGCGAGCTGCTGGGCTTCAGCGATGCCGAGCTGGACATGATTCGCGACCAGCTGATCGAGCATCTGGTGCCCTGATGCTGTAACGGCCACCGCTACACAACCCAACGAATGCACCCCGCGCGCGCGACCGCCAGCATGGCGGCATGAACATCACCGACCTGACCCGCCGCCTCGACAACCTGATCCGCATCGGCACCATCGCCGCCGTGGATCATGTGGCTGCGCGCTGCACCGTCAAAACAGGCGGGCTCATCGTGCCCAATCTGCCCTGGATGGCTGAGCGTGCCGGCAACAGCCGTGACTGGGACGCGCCCACAGTCGGCGAACAATGCATTTTGCTCAGCCCCAGCGGCGAGCCCTCCCAGGGCGTCGTCCTGGTTGGCCTTTATTCACAGCAACGTCCGGCCCCGTCGAACAGCGCAAACCTGCGCCGGCGGACCTACCCGGACGGGGCTGTGATCGATTACGACCACGCCACCCATGCGCTCACCGCCACGCTGCCTGCTGGTGGCACGGCCAAGCTCACCGCGCCCGGCGGCGTCACCGTCCTGGGCGATGTCACCATCACCGGTCTGGTAACGGTCAGCGATGACGTGATCGCCGCAGGCATCAGCCTGGTCAACCACACCCACGGCGGCGTAGACCCCGGCCCGGGCAGCACAGGAGCGCCGCAATGATCGGCATGTCGCGCACCACCGGCCGCGCCCTGAGCGACTCCGCGCACCTGGCCCAATCGATCGGCGACATCCTCACCACGCCGCTCGGCTCGCGCGTCATGCGCCGCGAGTACGGCAGCCTGCTGCCCGACCTGATCGACGCCCCGTTCAACGACGCCACGCGCTTGCAGGCCTACGCCGCCACCGCCATGGCGCTGATGCGCTGGGAGCCGCGCATCCGCCTCAGCCGCGTGCAGCTCAGCCACGGCGATGCGCCCGGCCAGGCCGTGCTTGATCTGGAAGGCACGCGCACCGACAGCAACGAGGCGCTCAACCTGCGCGTGCCCCTGCAGCTGGGAGCCAGCCTATGACCACCGCCATCGACCTCTCGCGCCTGCCATCGCCGGCCATTATCGAAACGCTGGATTACGAACAGCTCCTCGCCGAGCGTAAGGCGTATTTGCTCAGCCTCTACCCCGAGGCCGAGCAGGCCGCCGTCGCCGCTGCTCTGGTGCTGGAGTCCGAGCCGCTCAACAAGCTGCTGCAGGAAAACACCTACCGCGAACTCATCCTGCGCCAACGCATCAACGACGCCGCCCGCGCGGTCATGCTCGCCCATGCCGTGGATGCCGACCTGGACCAGCTCGGCGCCAACTACAACGTGCAGCGCCTGCTCATCGATGCTGGCGACCCCACCGCCGTGCCGCCGCGCCCGGCCGTGTACGAATCGGACGTCGACTTCCGCCGCCGCATCCAGCTCTCGCCCGAGGGCTACACCACCGCCGGCAGCGAGCAGAGCTACATATTCCACGGCCTCAGTGCCGATCCAGACGTCGCCGACATCAGCGCCATCAGCCCGACCCCGGGCTCCGTCACCGTCTACGTACTCTCTCGCACCGGCGACGGCGCCGCCTCCGAGGCGCTGCTCGCCACCGTCGCCCGTGCGCTGAATCAGGAAGCCGTCCGCCCCATGACCGACAACGTCCTGGTGCAGTCCGCCAGCATCATCAACTACACCATCGTCGCCGAGCTGGTCATGCTGCCCGGCCCGGATTCCGCCGTTGTGCGTGCCGCCGCGCTGGCTGCCGCGCAGGCCTACGCCGCAGCCCAGCACGCCATGCGCCGCGACGTGACGCTCTCCGGCGTCTACGCCGCCCTGCACCAACCCGGCGTGCAACGGGTAGAACTCGCCAGCCCGGCCGCCAGCATCAGCGTCGGCCACGGCGAGGCCAGCTACTGCACAGGCATCACCCTCACCGTGGCGGACCAGACCGATGTCTGACCTGCTGCCCGCCAACAGCGCCACCCTGGAGCGCATTGCCGCCGAGGTAGGCGTGCGCGCCACCGAGCTGCCGGTGATCATCCGCGACCTCTGGAACCCGGAAACCTGCCCGGCCAACCTGCTGCCGTGGCTCGCCTGGGCCTGGTCCGTGGATGAATGGTCCGACGCCTGGAGCGAACGCCAGCGCCGCGACACCGTGAAAAACGCCCTGGCGGTGCAGCGCATCAAAGGCACCATCGGCGCCGTCACCCGCGGCCTCGGCGCGCTCGGCCTGCCGGTGCGCGTGCAGGAGTGGTTCAACCAGACGCCCGCCGGCGCGCCGTACACCTTCCGCCTGCTGCTCGATGTCGACCAATCGCCGCTGCGCCAGGCCGATCTTGTGAAGATCCTCGACGTAGTCGCCACCGTAAAAAACCTGCGCTCGCATCTGGAGGGCGTGCTGCTGGCCGTGCGCAGCAGCGCCCAGGTGCACAGCGCCGCCGCCGCGCATTCGGGCAACGAGATCGACGTGCGCTACGTCGCGCCGCAGCTCGTGCTCAGCCCATTCACCCTGCCGCTCGACGGCACCATAACCGCGGGAGTCTGACATGGAGCTGAAGAACTACTTCGCCCAGAACGCCGCCGGCGACATCCTGCCGGGCGCCATGGCCTACCTCTACCTGCCGGGCACCACTGACCTCGCCACCGGCCTGCAGAACGCCGCCGGCCAGCCCATCGGCAACCCCGTCGCGGCGGATGACAAAGGCCTGCTCCAGTTCGCCGCGCCCAACGGCCTGTATGACTTGCGCGTCACCGCGCCCGGGCGCGAATACACCCTGCGCATCCAGTGCAACGACGTCACCGACAGCCTGGCCGCCGCCGAGGCTGCTGCCGCTAGCGCCGCCGCCAGTCGCATGGTCGCAGAGGATGCCGCCGAGCTCGCCGGCCTGGTTGCCTTCTTCCCCACCCGCGCCGACGCGGCAGCAGCCATCTGGGACATCCCGGCCGGGCAGGTCGTCCGCGTGCTGGCCGATGAAACCCGCAGCGGCCGCTCTACCTGGTACCGCAGCAACTCGCACGTGGGCGAGTCCCTGGTGCTGGACTTCGCCACCGGCCAGTACAGCGTCAGCGAAGACCCGCTCACCTTCATCAAATCCGACGACCTGCGCCTGGTCACCGTACCGGCCGCCGCCACCAGCAACGGCCTGGTCGGCGAGCTGGCCATCGACGCCACCCACCTCTACGTGGCCGTGGGCACAAACACCTGGCGCCGCGTCGCGCTCAGCACCTTCTGAGGATCGATCATGGGCCTGATGCAAAAGCAGTTCGCTGACCTAATCACCTTCACCCGCCCCACAGGAGGCGGTCGAACTAATGCCCAGGGCCAATACGAATTGCTCCCTGCCAATACGCCACGCATCGACTACGACCCGGTGACGGGCGAGTGCCGAGGGCTGTTGATTGAAGAGCAGCGGACGAATCTTCTGACGTATTCAAGTGATTTTGCGAATGCGGCGTGGGGCAAGCAGGGCGCTACCGTCGAGCCGGGGGTGATAGCGCCCAATGGCTCTATTTCGGGCAAGTTAAAAGAGTCAGAAACTTTAGGCGTGCATCGTCTGTATCGAACATTCACGGCTACTGAAGGCACCGCTATAACAATCAGTATTTGTGCAAAGGCGGCGGGAAGGTCTCAAATCCGAATCAACCACGGGCAAATGTTTAACGGATCGACCACGTTCGACCTGTCTTCGGGAGAGAGGATATCGGGAGCTACGAGCACTACTAGCCGATATGTAGGAGACGACTGGTGGTTGCTGTCTGTTTCCGGGGTAGCCACTAAAGCAAGTGGGATTTGGTATATCCAGTCAGCAGTCGCGGATAATGAATCATACCAAGGCGACGGCACCTCAGGCATCTACATATGGGGCGCCCAACTAGAAGCAGGCTCCTTCCCCACATCCTACATCCCCACAACTAACGCCCAAGTAACTCGCGCTGCCGATATTGCGAGCGTTAATGAGTTGTCGCCTTGGTATAACCCAGTGGAGGGGACGTTGTTTGTGGAGGCTGTACCTAAAGGGATCAGGGGTGACACAGCCACTGCGGGCATCGCGTCGCTAGATAACGGAACGTCGGAAAGATTTCAGATAAGGACATATCAGGCCAACGGATCGATAGCAGGGACCATTGCATCCGGCGGAGTCATACAGGCCGCAATCGAGAAGTCTTTCGAGCTTAGGGCAGGGGAACGGTTTTCTGCCGCGCTATCGGCGGCGCAGAACGATTTTGCGCTTTTTAAAGATGGAACTTTAATTGGGACTGACCTATCGGGGAGCATGCCCAGCCCCGCGCGTCTGGCAATCGGTGGCGCGCCTGCAAGCGTGGCATTCTCGGGCCACATCCGCGTGATCCGCTTCTATCCCCGCGCAATGCCCGACCAACTACAGGCCCTAACCGCATGAACGACTACTACCTGCAAACTGCGGACGAACAAACCATGACCGCCGCCCTGATCGAAGCTGGCGTGACGGATGACGAAGGCAACCCTACACCCAGCCATGCGGTATCGGTCATCGGGACATGGCACGAGCAGTCAGACCCCGAAACCGAGCCGGTCGAAGTTCCAGGCTGGCACGTCAACGTCAGGTCAAGTGAGCCGATCCAGTGGCCGGATAGCGTGACGCAGACCCAGCCTAAAACACCCTGGCGGGTCTGGGCATGATCCGCGTCGCCGTTCTAACCCTGCTGCTCACCGCCTGCGCAGCACCGACGCCGTTCGTGACGGGGGAAGAAGTACCGCCACCACCGGGCTGCATCGATTACCGGGCGAGGGGCGGGCAATGCTGAGCCAACTGCAGGCCGTGCTCGACCGCGCCCACCGCGGCCACACCTACGTGGCGGACGCCCAGCTGCACGGCGTGCCGGAGCACTGGGACATTGCCCTGGTCGGCGATTGTGATTCCTTCGCCCTCTGGTGCCGCGCCGAGCTGGCCGGGCAGGGCATCGCCGCCGACCTCATTCTCTGCCGCACAGAAACCGGCGAGGGGCACCTGGTGTGCTCAGTCGACGGCCACATCCTGGACAACCGCCACAAATGGGTCATGCCGCGCGACAAACTCCCTTACGCCTGGCTCAGCGCCGGATCACCCGACGGCACCTGGCGCCGCATCATCGCCTAACCGAGGATCGCCCCATGGCATTCAAAACCATTCACACCCTCTACGGCCTCACGCGGCTGGCCCAGGCGGAAGCGGCCGGCAGCGTCATCAACCTGCCGCACATGGCGGTCGGCGACGGCAACGGCAACCCGGTCACCCCGGCGGAAAGCCAGACCACCCTGGTGCGCGAGCGTTACCGGGCGGCGGTCAACCGCGTCTACCAGGACCCGACCACCCCCAACAAATTCAGCGCCGAACTGGTCATCCCGGCCAGCGTCGGCGGCTTCACGTTGCGCGAGGTCGGCCTGTTCGATGCCGCCGGCGCGCTGTTCGTGGTCGGCAACCTGCCGGACACCTACAAGCCCACCGCCGACGAGGGCGCCTTCAGCGATACCGTGGTGCGGGTGGATTTCATGGTTTCCAACGCCACCACCGTGGAGATCATCGCCGACCCCAACGTGGTGCTCGTCACGCAACAATGGATCAGCAACAACGTTACCGCCGCCACGCTCATTCCCGGCGGCACGGTGGGCCAGCTGCTGGGTAAAGCCAGCAACGCCGATGGCGATTACGAATGGCAGGATCCGGACGCCATCAACGTCACCGTCGACACCGTCGCCGAAAAACAGCTGCTCGCGGCGGGGCAGACGGTCGTCGATCTGTCCGTCACCACCACCTACGGGCTCGCGGTGTATATCGAGGGCCTGCGCATCGACATGGGCAGCGGGGCGGATGAGTGGCAAGCGCACCCGACCATCAGCACCCGCCTGACGCTCGGCAAAAGCTACCCGGCCGACACGCGCATCACCCTGGTCAATAACGAGCCCGCCGGCAGCGCCCCGGCACCGCTCGAGCGCGACAAAAACTTCGCCGATCTGCAAAGCAAGGACACCGCCCGCACCAACCTGAGCGTCTACAGCAAGGCCGAAGTAGACCAGCGCGTGCGCAACCCCGGGGATATTTTCTATACCGCCGCAGCCACTGCGCCACCGTTCAGCCTCAAGGCCAATGGCGCCGCAGTCAGCCGCACCGCCTACGCCAAACTCTTCGCCCGCATCGGCACCCGCTACGGTGGCGGCGACGGCTTCACCACGTTCAACCTGCCGGATTTGCGCGGTGAATTCCTGCGCGGCTGGGACGATGGGCGTGGGGTAGATGGTGGGCGCGAACTGGGCAGCTGGCAGGATGGCGCGATTCAGAGCCACGGGCACAGTGGCAGTTCGGCGGATGCCGGGGCGCACGGGCATAGCGGTACCGCGCAGAGTGGCGGGGCGCATAGCCACAGCGCGAGCACGGGCACGGCGGGCGAGCACACGCATGCTGTGAAAGAAGGTAATGCCGGCCCATGGTGGGGCGGCGGCGACGTACTGGCGTCTGGCGACGACTACACGCAGTCGATTGCGTACTACTCAGAAACGATCGCAGCCGGCAACCACTCGCACAGCGTCTCGATCGGCACCGCCGGCGCCCACGAACACAGCCTGGCTATCAACTCTGCCGGCACCCACAGCCACGCCATCACCGTTGGCGCCACCGGCGGCGCTGAAACCCGCCCGCGCAACCTGGCCATGCTGGCCTGCATCGCGTTCTGATACGGAGGCACCCATGCGCGTCTACCAATACAACACCGCCGGCCTCTACCAGAGCGAAACCGAGGCCGATGAAAGCCCGCTGGAGCCCGGCGTCTACCTGTTGCCGGCGCGCACCACCCTCGTGGCGCCGCCGGCCGAGGTGCCCGAGGGCCGCTGGCCACGCTGGAATGGCGTTGCCTGGGAACTGGTCAACAAACCCCAGGCCCCGGCCGCACCGGATCCACTGGCCAAACTCAAGGCCTTCCTTAACGAAAACCCGGACGTCGCCGCATTGATCGAGCAGCCCGCCACCGTCTAGCGCCATCGGCAGGGATGCCGTCTCCCCTTGTCTCAGGCTGTCTCAGCCGGTACCACCCCCCGCTACACACCCCACCGCGTGCGCCCCTTGCGCGCGCGAGCCACCATCAAGGCTCACTGATCCGGCAACGCCCGCAGGAGCCGCCCCGCATGTCGACTGAATACCATCACGGCGTCCGCGTCCTCGAAATCAACGAGGGCACGCGCCCAATCCGCACCGTTTCCACCGCCATCGTCGGCATGCTCTGCACCGCCAGCGATGCCGATCCGGCCACCTTCCCGCTGAACAAGCCCGTTCTGCTCACCGACGTGCTCACCGCCTCCGGCAAGGCCGGGGAGCAGGGCACCCTGGCGCGCAGCCTGGATGCCATCGCCGACCAGGCCAGCCCCGTCACCGTTGTGGTGCGGGTGGAAGAGGGCGAGAGCGAGGCGGAAACCACCTCCAACATCATCGGCGGCGTCACCGCTGGCGGGCAGTACACCGGCATGAAGGCGCTGCTGGCTGCCGAGGCGCAGTTGGGCGTCAAGCCGCGCATCCTCGGCGTGCCGGGGCTGGATAACCTGGCCGTCACCACCGAGCTGGTGGCCACCGCCGAGAAGCTCCGGGCTTTCGCCTACGCCAACGCGCACAACTGCGAAACGGTGAGCGAGGCCATTGCCTACCGCGACGGCTTTGGCGCGCGCGAGCTGATGCTCATCTGGCCCGACTTCGTCAACTGGGACACCACCACCAACGCCGACGCCCCGGCCAGCGCCGTCGCGCGCGCCCTGGGCCTGCGCGCCAAGCTCGACCAGCAAATCGGCTGGCACAAAACCCTTTCCAACGTGCCGGTCAACGGCGTGTCCGGGCTCAGCCGCGATATCTACTGGGACCTGCAAAACCCCGCCACCGATGCCGGCCTGCTCAACGCCAACGAGGTCACCACCCTGATCCGCCGCGAAGGCTTCCGCTTCTGGGGCTCGCGCACCTGCTCGGCTGACCCGCTGTTCGCCTTCGAGAACTACACCCGCACAGCCCAGGTGCTGGCCGACACCATGGCCGAGGCCCACTTCTGGGCCGTGGACAAACCCATGCACGCCAGCCTGGTGCGCGACATCGTTGAAGGCATCAACGCCAAGTTCCGCGAGCTGATCCGCGGCGGCTACCTGATCGGCGGCGAATGCTGGTTCGATGAGGCCGCCAACGACAAAGACACCCTCAAGGCCGGCAAGCTCTTCCTGGACTACGACTACACCCCCGTGCCGCCGCTGGAAGACCTGATGCTGCGCCAGCGCATTACCGACCGTTACTTGGTCGACTTCGCCGCCGGCATCAAAGCCTGACCCCATTCAACCCGCGCGGCCTCGCCGCGCCGTAGGAGCGCCCAGCCATGGCCCTGCCCAAGAAACTCAAGCATCAAAACCTGTTCAACGAAGGCGAGAGCTTCGTCGGCCAATGTGGGACCGTCACCCTGCCGACGCTGGCTCGCAAAATGGAAGCCTGGCGCGGCGGGGGTATGGACGGCCCCGTCAAGGTCGACATGGGCCACAGCGACGACGGCATTCAGCTCGAATGGACTATCGGCGGCTGGGGCCTGTCCGTTCTGCGCCAGTTCGGTGCCGTGCGGGCTGATGGCGTGATGCTGCGCTGGGCAGGCTCGATTCAGCGCGACGACACCGCTGAGATCAGCGCCGTCGAGGTGGTTGTCCGGGGCCGGCACGAAGAGATCGACTTCGGTGATTCCGAGTCCGGAGAAGACACCGAGCACTCCATCAGCACTACCTGCACCTATTACAAGCTCAGCATCGACGGCAATGTCGAGATCGAAATCGACCTGCTCAACTTCATCTTCGTCGTCAACGGCGAAGACCGCCTCGCCGAGCACCGCGCGGCCATCGGCCTGTAACCAATACGAGGAGCTGCTCCATATGGTCGGCGCAGCTCCTCATGTATCCCGCCCGACCATTTTCCCGGCGCCGGGCAAATGCCCGCGCCACCCCAAACCCCAAGGAGCAACCCCATGAACAAGACCAGCGAACCCATCGTCCTCGAGCAGCCCATCAAGCGCGGCGAGGGCAAGCCCATCACCGAGATCACCCTGCGCAAACCCGCCGCCGGCGAGCTGCGCGGCCTCAAGCTGGCGGACCTGATCAACGGTGACGTCAACGCCACCATCCGCCTGGTGCCGCGCATCAGCCAGCCGACCCTCACCGAGCAGGAAGTCGCCGCCCTGGACGTGGCCGACCTGCTGGGCTGCGCGGATGCCATCGCCGGTTTTTTGCAGAAGACGGGCGCAGCGGAATCCCCCGCAGCGTAGATGACGTGATGGCGGACATCGCCCTGGTGTTCCATTGGGGGCCGGAGCAGATGAACGCCATGCCCTTGCATGAACTGATGGACTGGCGCGAGCGCGCCATCGAACGATGGGAGCGCACGCATGGCGCGGGATCTAAGCCTTAAGGTCAACCTCCAGGCACTGGACAATGCCAGCCGCACCTTCCGCAATATCGCGGGCGGTGCGGTCGGCCTGGGCCGCGCCCTCAAGGAAACCCGCAGCGAACTCAAGAACCTGCAGGGCCAGCAGAAGGACGTCAGCAGCTTTCGCACCCTCAAGGGTGCCTCCGAGCAAACCGGCGCCGCCATGCAGGCCAACCGCGAGCGCGTCAAGGCGCTGTCTCGCGAGCTCGCCAGCACCAGCACGCCGACCAAGGCGCTCACCCGCGACTTCCAGAGCGCGGTCCGTGAGGGGCAGCGGCTCAAGCAAAAGCACAGCGAACAGCAGCGCGAGCTCCAGGGCTTGCGTAGCAAGCTGGGCGAGGCGGGCATCAGCACCCGCAACCTCGGCCAGCATGAACGCGACCTGCGCGCCAAGGTCAGCCAGACCAACCAGGTGCTGGCCGAGCAGGAAGGGCGGCTGAAGAAGCTCACCGCCCAGCAGAAGCGCCTCGGCCAGGCCAAGGAACAGTACGAACGCACCTCCGCACTGGCCGGCAGCATGGCCGCCACCGGTGCCGGCGGGCTGGCCACCGGCAGCGGCATTCTCTACGCCGGCGCGCGGATGATGGCGCCGGGGTTGGAATTCGACACCAGCATGAGCAAGGTGCAGGCGCTGGCGCGGCTCGACAAGAACAGCCCCCAGATGCAGGCCCTGCGCGAACAGGCGCGGCAGCTCGGCGCCAGCACTCAGTTCACCGCGGGCCAGGCAGCAGACGCCCAGGGCTTTCTGGCCATGGCCGGCTTTGATCCGAAATCCATCCAGGCTGCCATGCCTGGCATGCTGGATCTCGCCAAGGCCGGCGACAGTGGCCTGGCGGAAACGGCGGACATTGCCTCCAACATCCTCACCGGCTTTAACCTCTCGGCCAGCGAAACAGCGCGCCTGGGCGACGTGCTGGTCGGCACTTTCACACGGTCCAACACCAACCTGCAGATGCTCGGCGAGACGATGAAGTACGCCGCGCCGGTGGCGGCCTCGGTCGGGCAGGACATCGAGACAGTCGCCGCCATGGCTGGCAAGCTGGGCGACGCTGGCATCCAGGGCAGCATGGGCGGTACCGCGCTGCGTGCCATCCTCAACCGTCTGTCCGCACCACCCAAGGCAGCCGCCAAGGCGCTGGACACGCTCGGCATCAGCGCCGTCGATGCCCAGGGCAACCTGCGCGACATGCCCACCGTGCTGCAGGAAATCTACGAGAAGACCAAGAACATGGGCGACGCCGAGCGGGCCGGCCTGCTCAAGCACATAGCCGGGGAAGAGGCGGTTGCCGGCATGCAGGTGCTGGTCAAGCAGGCCGGCACGGGTGCCCTGCAGGAGTTCGTCAGCACGCTCAAGGCCACCGAGGGCGAAGCCAGCGCCACCGCCCGCACCATGGCCGACAACCTGCGCGGCGATCTCTCTGCCATGGGCAGCGCCTGGGAGGACCTCGGCATCCAGCTCCAGGAGCAGCAGAACGGCCCCATGCGCGAGATCACCCAGACGCTCACCGGCATCATCGGCGGGGTGAAGGGCTGGATTGCCGAGAATCCCAAGCTGGCCGCCAACATCGTCAAGACCGCAGCCGGCGTCGGCGTGCTGATGGCAGGCATGGGCGGGCTCACCCTTGCCATCGCCAGTATCCTCGGCCCGTTCGCCATGGTGCGCTACGGCATGATGCTGTTCGGTATCCAGGGCGGCGGGCTGGCCAGTACGCTGTTCAACCTGGGCAAGACGGCGCTGCCGCTGGTGGCAACCGGGCTACGGCTGGTCGGTGCCGCGGCAATGGCCAACCCGGTCGGCGTGCTGATCGGCACGCTCGCCCTGGGCGCCTCGCTGATCTACGCCAACTGGAGCCGCGTCGGGCCGTTCTTCCTTGGCCTCTGGGCGGAGATCAAAGAGGGCGTCTCCGGCGGCCTCGCCGGCATCGGCGCGCTGTTGCTCAACTTCAGCCCGCTGGGCCTGCTGTATCGCGCATTCGCCGGCGTGATGAGCTACTTCGGCGTGGACCTGCCGAGCAAGTTCAGCGAGTTCGGCGGCAACATGATCCAGGGGCTGATCAACGGCTTCACCAACATGTTCCCCAACCTGAGCGCGGCCATCAGCGGCGCGGCGAATAGCGTGATCAGCACCTTCAAGGGGCTGCTGGGTATCCATTCGCCGTCCCGCGTGTTCGCCGGGCTCGGTGGCGACACCATGGCGGGGCTGGAGCAGGGCCTGGCGGCCGGGGAGGGCGGGCCGCTGTCGCAACTGGCCGGTACCGCCAAGCGCCTGACCGCTG